AGTGAGGTCATTATGGAACAAAACACATTGAAGCACAATACGGCGTACATAGTTCCGTCGCGCTTAAAGCGTTGGGCATTGGGTTCTGCCCTAATCTTTGGCTTAACAGGCGCATACGCCCTGGTTTCTGAAAAACCTACCCAAGTCGCAACCTACCCTATTACCAAACCATCTGAATATGGCGTTTCTGCAATTAAAGTTGATAACGACAAAAACTCAGGTGAAGCCGTTATTAAGCTCGATGGTTTCTTTATTTACACCAGTTTTGATTTCAAAGCGCACGAAGAAAACTACGGCGTAATCGGTTCTGAGCATGAAGTAATTGAAATTACTAATTTGGCGATAGACCAAATCACCTCTATCAACGGCCACGAGTACAACGATTTCACAACTCGTGATGATGTCATCAACATCAAAAACCTTGTGGCTGCTTATATTGAAAAAAATAATTTGGCTGGGGGTGTGTGATGCAAAATAAAAAATACGAACTTCTCGATAACGACACGGTTACCACATGGGATGGTCGCACACTTAAACGTATTCGCGCATTAGTTGCAATTGGTTCACTGGTTGCTGCTGGTGAATTGGGTGGTTATATCGAGTCAGAAGATAACCTTTCACAGGTTTCTGGCAACGCTTGGGTTTCTGGCGACGCTCGGGTTTATGGCAACGCTTGGGTTTCTGGCGACGCTCAGGTTTATGGCGACGCTCGGGTTTCTGGCAACGCTTGGGTTTCTGGCGACGCTCAGGTTTATGGCAACGCTCGGGTTTCTGGCGACGCTCAGGTTTCTGGCGACGCTCAGGTTTATGGCGACGCTCGGGTTTATGGCAACGCTTGGGTTTATGGCGACGCTCAGGTTTATGGCGACGCTCGGGTTTATGGCAACGCTTGGGTTTCTGGCGACGCTCAGGTTTATGGCAACGCTCGGGTTTCTGGCAACGCTCAGGTTTCTGGCGACGCTCAGGTTTATGGCGACGCTCGGGTTTCTGGCAACGCTCGGGTTTCTGGCAACGCTCGGGTTTATGGCAACGCTTGGGTTTATGGCAACGCTCAGGTTTCTGGCGACGCTCAGGTTTCTGGCGACGCTCAGGTTTATGGCGACGCTCAGGTTTCTGGCGACGCTCGGGTTGAGCAACGACGCGACATCTTCTGGATGTCAATCATTGGTAGCGAAAACGGCACATATACCGCATTTAAAAATAAAGATGGTGGTGTTTCGGTGAATCGTGGCTGCTTTAACGGAACATTAGAGCAATTTGTTGATGCTGTAAATGAGCGCCACACTGGCCAATTTCATCAAGAGTACCAATTAGTTATTGAATTGACGAAGGTTCGCTTGGGTGTCGGGGAGGCTGTCTAATGCAAAAACAATACTCCACCACTTTCCGCGAATTCATCACTCGCGATGACAATGGTCGTTATCACGTTCGCCTTGGTCCTCAAGTTTTTTCAACTGATTATCAGTTCAAAGATGTTCGTATCGAAGGTGAAAACGGAGGAACATCTGTAAGCCCTGACACGCTTCAAGCCAAACCATGGATCATGCGTAATTTGCGACATGAAGTAGGTTTTCAGCACAAAAAAGCAGTTGCAATCATGTTTGGCGATCCATGTTTTAGACGTGACCGTTATTCAGCAAACCAACGCATTGCTTATAACAATGCTAAATATAATTAAGGGGTTATCAAATGGCTCTACCTATTATTACAGCAGACCAGTCGTTACAAGTCAGCGCAATCATCACTTATTTGTATGCCGATCCAGGTCTTGGTAAAACTTCTATTGGTTTTACTGGTGACAAAGCAATTTCATTCGACTTTGACAAAGGTGCACATCGAACTGGCGAGCTTCGCCGCGGTGCAGTGGTTCCTGTTCAGAACTGGAAAGATGTTGCGGACCTTACTCCACAAGACTTGGCACCTTTTAATACTGTTGTGATTGATACAGTAGGCGCAATGCTTGAAAGCATTAAAACCCATCTGCTTACAACGGCGAACAACCGCCAAAAAGATGGATCTCTAAAGCTTAAAGCTCAGGGATTGGCAAACCAGATCTTTAAGCAGTATGTGAACTCACTTACAAGCCTCGGTAAAGATGTCGTATTCATTGCCCACGCTTCGGAAGATCAAAACGGCGACCAGATTATCTACCGTCCGGATCTAGGTGGTAAAAACCGTAATGAGCTTTATCGTATTGCCGACATCATGGGTTATTTGACCAGTGTCACAACCGGCGAAGGTAAAAACGCTCGTGTGATCAGCTTCAAACCATCACCTACTCATCACGCAAAAAACTCAGGTGCTTTGGGTGGGGAAACTGGTGAAGTGTGGGTACCGGATCTAAAAACCAATCCTTCATTTTTAGCTGATCTGATTGCTCAGGCTAAAGCTCATATCAACACACTTACTCCGGTTCAATTGGCTACAGCCAAAGCCGTGGAAGAATTAGAGAACTGGAAACAAAGCTGTGTAGAAGCTGAACATGCGGGGGATTTAAATCAGCTAACAGAATCCCTTGACAAAGAGCATATGTACTATCAAAGCATGCGCCAAGCTTTAAAATCGCAGGCTGAAAAATTGAAATGTTCATTCAATATGGAAAGCAATCGCTGGATGAATCCACCAGAGTTCAAAGGAATCTCTGACGCCCAGCGCGACCAGCTTCAAGATTTCATTGCTGAACGTGGTCTGGATACTCGTACTGTATGTGAACACTTGGGGATTGACTCGCTCATGCAAATTGAAGTTGCACGACTTCAAGCAGTTCAAGTAGAGATTGACAACTTAGCGAAACAAGGAATCCACGCATGAACAATATAATTACTTCAAGTGAGGCATTTCAAGCAATTCATGCGGGAAAAACAGTTTTATGTCGTCATATTACTGGTGAATTTGAGGCTTTGGATCAATTCCCAGCAACTGTATTTGCTATGCAGAATTATGAATTTTGCATCAAGATCGAAACTATGGAATTGGCTGGTATCACATTTACCAAACCCCTTACGCTTGATGAATATCAAGATGACCAAGAAGTCTTTGTTCTCAGCACATTTGCTCCATCAATATATATTGTGAACTCCAAAACCGCTGCGCTTGTTGAATCAATTAATAGCGGATTTGTTCAACGTGATGCTGAAAATGCAAAGCTTCAATTGAAAGCCTTATCTAAAGCGCTAGGGCGTGAGCTTAATGACAATGTTTCTGTTACACGTCTTGGCAATGAACCAAAGAAAACTAAGCGAAAAAAAGAACCTGAGGTTAAAATCACGGCGATTGATGATGAAGTAAATGAAACGCTTGAGAAAGTGGACCAGGAAAATACAGGTACAGGTATCACTATTATCGAACAAGGTCCTGTTGAGATCTTTGAATATAAATTGGGTGTAGGTCAGCAAGTAGAACAATATTGGGATCATAGGGAAATTCTAAACGACCTGATTGATCAGGTATCAAAAGCAAAAACACCAGCCGAAGCCAATGCTGTTTTTCAACACACAAAAGGCTGGTCACAAGAGCAGACTGCCCCGCTCCATGCTGCTGTAAGTCGTCGTCTTGCTGAATTACCCCAACCTGAAATTAAAGACCCACCTTCACTTTTGGTTCGTATTCAAAATGCTCCAGATTTTGTAGCACTGGATGACCTTGAGACCGAGGTTTCTACCCGCGATCCTTTCATTCAAAAAGCGCTGTTTGATGAAATTAAAAAACGTCGCGCTCAAATCAAACAATTTGAACCTGATTTTATTGAGGATTTGTCATGAAATTCCACTACTCAAGCCAGACACGACTCTTAGTCGTGTTCGGAAGCAAGATGGACCACTATTTTGAAAATGTGAATGCATCTGAGATTGAATCATTGATTTGTGATGCGAAGCTTAAAGAAGCATATTGGAGGGCGTGATGGAAGTTAATCAATTAAAACCCGCTGAAATTGTGCGTGATGAGATGGGTCAATGGATTCATCCTGAGTTTGGAGAATATTTAGATCAACATCATAGAAATCAGGAGTGTATTACACAAAGCGAATGGGATGCGATCAAACAACACTTCAATATTGAAACTGTCACGCTCTGGATGGAATCAAGTGTTTCGGAAGATGATTGGGAAGTCATGATGGATACTGCTGATATTACTAAGTGGGATCCAAT